ACTTCATTCGCAATCATCACCTTTCCAACCTACTTGCATACTTTTTAAATAATCTTTTAAAGGATTAGTTTCTTCTTTTTTATTTTGTTTTTTATGGTTATACATTGCAATCATATAAGCAATAGTAAAACCTACTATTGTTACCGTACAACCTATAAATCCTAGCAAAAGTCCGTGTTCTAAATCCATTAGTGACATTTCTTTCCGTTATAAGAGTAAACTTTACTCTTTGTTAATTTAGAATTAAAGTCTTTTCTTAAACTTGATCTATCATACTGCTGACCATAGTCGTGCCACATATGTAATTTTTGTGTCTTATACTCATCTTTACTCATTACATCACCATACACATCTGCAAATGAAGTGTAATATTCTTTTTCCATAACTATATCAATATTAGTTACATTTTCAAAATTCTTTGCAGTCTCTTTATAGTTCCAATCGCAATGTTTTAACATCTTCATTTTAAAATCTTTATTAGAAAATTTATTAAGATACTTCATAGGTACATTTCTGTATATAGTTTCGTATAGATTAAATGTTTCAGCCTCGTTCTCAGGGTCTCTATATTCTCTTAAATAACAAACATTAAATGTTGACACTATGCAGCCTCCATATCAATTACTTCATCAATATTATCTTCGTCTATATTAATAAGGTTTAAATTATCTAATTTCATTATTTCAACTTTTGCGTTATCTTTAGTTATAACATTATTTTTTACTTTTGTCAATACATCATCTACTTTTTTTTCGACTTCATCTGTGTAGTATTGTTTAACTTTACTCATAAGTGTGTACTCCTTTTTGTTTATTCATACTATTATAATATCAGGATTAACTATAAAGTCAAGGACTAATTTGCCTTTATTTTACTAGGGTTTTTGGGTATATGTTCTTATTTTGTTCTTATTTTAGACACATTTATGTCTATTTCCACAATGATTTGACCCATTCCTGAGTTGAGTCATGTGGATTTGGACTACCGTGGAACACACAAACCTTGGCATTTGTGTCTTGTTCGTATGTTTGTTTTGATATGTGGTATCTATCACCCTTACGATTCAACCACTTATATGATTGTGTCCAATCATCTGGAAACGAAATAGTGTTTTCGTGTTTCTTTATAAGTTCTGATATTATTTCTTGGTCACCATGGAAACTATTAAAATCACTTCTTCTTTTAATATAGTCTTTCCATATTATCTTACTATGATACTGATTATTAAATCTCATTATACTAGAATTAAATAGACCACTCGTAGGATTAAAGTCATTCATACCTACAAAGTTCTTTTCTTTACCTATCTCAAAAAAACAATCTATATTATTCATTATTACCACATCTAAATCCATATATAAAGTATTACCCTCTATACCACTATCAGGACTAAACAATTGTAATTTATTAAACCAACCCTCAAAATCGTGTCTCTTAAATTGTTTAAATTCTATGTTGGTATTTTTAAATTCTTTCTGTCTATGAATAACAGTATTATCTGTAAAGCAAATAAACCTATGTGGTATGGTTAAGTTTCTTTCAACCATACTATGTAAATTTCTTACATATGGGAAAGTATATTTGTCACCATAAAATACACAAGCAAAATTAACCATATTGTTTATTTAGAACCTCATATGCTAAACCATCTTCTATCTCTTGTAAAGTGAATTGATTATTGGCCACACAATTTAACCACATAGTCATATCTTCTCTTGCTGGCATTCTAAATTCATTTATACTTTCTAATCTAAATGACACAGGATAACATACATTATTTTTATGAGTGACCACTGGCACTTTATTTAACACAGCATCTATTGCGGACAAACTCATATTAGTCACTAATGCGTGACAATCTTTTAGTTCATCTTTTATATCTGTACCCCACCATTCGTTATTAGGTCTAGGTTTGTTTCTTATAATAATAGGTCTATCTGTATAGCATCTTATTTGTTCTTTAGCTTCTTGTATCCATTCTTCTTGCGACATATCATTTTTAAATATACAAACAGTTTGTGATGATGGCGCTAGTAATATGTGTTTACATTCACCAGTATTCCAACCTTTAAATTCTGCATCAATACCTTGATGTAATAGTTTTTTATAGCGTGATCCATCTTCAGGTAAACCACCCTGCATATGCATATCACCTTTTATTATTCTAAAGTATGTCTTATCGTAATCGTTGATTATTGGTATTGGGTATCTTGTAATTTGTTCTGTGATATAACCCACATCTATATACCACCATTCTTCACCCTTTTCTTTTACTTGTTTTATCTCTTGTAGATTGTTAGAACCTAAACCCCAAAAAAAATGTATGGGTTTCATAGATGTATCTTTCCAACCTTTTTTTATAGCTGTAAATAATTGATGAGATAAGCATTTGTCCCACGGAATATTGTGTGTTATAATCATATTGTAAATAAAAAATCACCATCTGTTATTTCTGGTATCTTTGTAGCCTCTATACCTTCTTCTATTGTTCTTACTGGTTTTAAACCTTGACCTTTATGATTATAAAAACATCTATAATCTCTGGCAAAGAAAAATTCAAATGAAGTCTCTACTGGATACTTATTAAACTTTGCGTAAATTTCAACCATACAAGTTGGTTTGTATTCATCTATGGTTTGACTAGCACCATTTAATACATCTAACTCTACGCCCTCAACATCTATTTTTATGAAACCAATATCAACAAATTTCATACCATCAATAGTTACAGTTTCTACTTCTATCTTTTGACCTTCTACTAGATTTTGAAAACTAGAATTAGATAATCTCTTGTCATCTACATAGAAATCTGACACACCTTCAAAGTCACTTACAGCAAAGTTATGAGTTGTAACATTATTATATTTTTGTTTTATCTTTTCTAATTGTGTGTAAACAGGTTTTACAGCTTCAAAACATATGACATTTTTAGAGTGTTTAGCAAAGTGACTAGCATACATACCAGTTGCCGCACCTACATCTATCGTATTTTTAAATGTATTAAGATATGGTGTTGTTTGACCTAACATAAAATCTTTTAAATGTAAATCTAATATATGTTGTTTAAATACTCTTTTGTTTAATACACTATCATTTAATATCATTTCATTAATATTTGTAAAGCAATTCTGGTTCCTGTTTTACAAATTCCTCCTCTATGCATACCAGCTGGGTCAAAGACACATAAGTTGCCTTTGTCACTAGTAAATATTTTTTCTTGTTTTAATATTCTTTCTTGTTCATCTGTATCATCTAATAATAATCTACCAAAGTTATGTGATACTCTTAATTGTTTTGGAAATTGAAATACCGCAGCTCTAGATTTTGGATTGTGACAATAACTACCAGTCGATATGGCTCTACCAAATATGTTTTGTAAATCATCATATACCCATCTATGAGATTTTTCTACATAACCAAATGGACCATGATCTTCAGTAATATCATTTAGATACATCATAGCTTTCATTACATTTTCTTTTGGGTCTATGTGTAAGTTAGTTGTTTTAGTCACAGTTTTACAATCATACAAAAATTGTTTCCAATTTTCGTCTGTAGGTTTAGCGATATGTAATACCACATTCTTTACTTGTAATGAATTTTGCTTGTTATATTTTGTTACTGCATTTAGTATACCAAGTTTTTGAAACATATGATTTACATATTTTACTATGTCTGGATTTAGTTGACCTAGTTGAGTTGATCTATCAAATTGACCTGGTGGTGGTCGCCAATCAGGTAATACGATTAACTTTTTAATCTCATCATCAACCATATCTCTTAATTCTTTTGTATCTATTTTTAGATACGATATACCATTTTCGTATAGGTCTTCGTATATATCATTACTAGGTAAACTACTCTCTATTTTATTATCTTCAAAGGTCTTATAAAACTCAAACATTGTGTTTAATTTTGTCATTAGTTTTGTATCTGGCACTTTCATATACCATTGATAGCCTCTTTCAAATGTATGTAGATCACCTTTTTGTATTCCTTCTTTCATCACAGATACATATTCCTCATGGCCATTACCCATGTAGTGTCTTTCGTGTTTTACATCTGGAAAGTCAGCGATGTCAGGAAACACAAAACCATGATCGTAAATAGGATTATCAAAACGCATGGTAGTCAAAGTCCTTATGTAATTTTGTTTCTGCCTGAGTTAATAGTTTCTTTATCTGATCATAACTCATAGTATCTGCTAAAGTTATTGGCTTGTTTGTGTCTTTATTATTAGCGCCATGCACATAAATGTTTTCTCTAATACCTTTTTCATCAAAGTCTTCGTTGTTCTCTTTTAGTATACCTATCAAACTATCTGGTAGTTCTTCCATTTTACCTATCATAGGACTTTTGTATTTTCCTAGGTAATGCATATAGTAATCAAACACATAGTTTCTACCTTTTATTATATTTTCTACAAACTCGTTATAATTTTTTGATTGACACTTTTCTTCTAACGCAATATATGTTTGCCAGTTCCAAGCTTCACCATGCTTTTTCTTCTTACTTCTATGTGTCCAAAGACTATGAATAAATGTTGCTGGGTGTCTTATAAAACCAAATACTTTTTTATCAGTATCAGGTGTGGCGTGACTATCATAAATATCATCATCAATAACTTTAGCGCCAGATACATATTTCTTTAACATCTGTTTTACTGTTCTTCCACCACACTTTGGTATGTGGATAAACATTGAGTTTTTAAGTTCTATTGCCATTTGTAAATACTAATCCTGCTTGTAAAAAAAAGTTCTTCTTATCACCATATGTATATCCTTCTTTTGGATTCATTTTAGATACAGATTTAAATTGTCCTGTTAATGCACTATCATAGTTTAATCCATACTTTTTAAATACATCTACCCAATAACTTTTCTCTCTACAATTTACATGGTGATGTCCTGGCCAACCTGGAGGTGCTGCAGTGACTACAGCTAGTTTACCTAACTTAAATAAAGGCATATAGTTTGGTATATATTTTTCTTCTACATGCTCTAAAAATTCTACACACCATACTAGATCAAAAGTTTTATCTATTGTTGCTTGACCTTCAGCAAAGTCGTGTAATAATGTATTCTCTGGTAACTTAATAGATGGGTCTCCGTCAACTCCAAACCAATTAATTTTTAAATCATCAGCGATCTTTTTGATACCACCTGTACCACAACCTATATCTAACATAGAATTAATATTGTGATTCTTTTTTAAGTATTCTAATAATGGTTTATCTAAATTTGTTCTATTTAAATGACCACCTAGATGATTAGGTTTTAAACTATAATCTTCAATTACTTTTTCTTTCATACTAATAACCTTTTGTGTACTATACCACTATTTATTTCTGACATTTTCCATTGTGTGTAAGCACAATCATTTAACCATTGTGTTCTATCAAACTCTGGCAACTCTTTATGTTTTAATACTTCTAGTGTATGAAACGCCACAGGCCATGTGTGTGATGTTTTAGACAATGCGATACTTGGTATACCCTCACAAATAGCTTCTGTTAAACTATTACTTGAATATGAGATTGCAACTCTGGCATTCTTAAAGTCTTTGTATATATCTTCACCACCATTGGTCACATTAAAGTTATTTAAGTTCTCACTAAAGAATACTTTGTTTTTAACTTTAATATCTTTCAATGTATCTTTATTAAATCTAAATGTAAATCGTGGGTGTGGTCTTATCATTATATCTTCATCTGTATGCTTTGATATTTCATTGATGGTATTCATAATAAAGTTTTCATAGTCACCTTGTTTCTTTACTAAATCATGTAGACTTGTATCAATAGGATTTTGTGTAAGTATTAATATGTAATCACCTTTATTCTTCCAAGGTTTTATTTCTATGTCTTGTTCTCTTTGTATTTGTTTCCATCTATCAGCTGGCGAGTTTTGATTTTTAAATATACCATCATTAAAAGTATAGTGATTTAAACCAACTCTAAAATAATAATCATTTGGTTTTTCTATATCTAAATTTTTTCTAAAAGTTGCTTGTTCTATTACTATTCTAGGTTTGTTTTGGTCTAATATAAATTGATACTTCTCTGCGTTCTTAGTTTTCATCACACCTAATACATTTGTTTGTATGTAAGCGTCTGCTTTATTATTATGTCTTTCTGGATATTCTATTAGTTTAAAGTCTTCGTGTTTAGGAAATATAAACATTGCCTCTGTATTAAAAGCACCTTGTATACCTATGATATTCATTCTGCCTCCATACGATATTTTTTAAACTTTTCCCAATAGTGTCCGTCTTCTACTTCTTTTAAACTCCAATGTGAGTTTACATAGTAAGTCATAAACATAGCTCTGTTTGGTATCATTGGGTTTTCTATTTGACCTATACCACCAGAGCCATACAATCTGAAAAAACAAGCAGGGTGAGTTACAAATACAGGAACACCTTGCATCATAGCTATAGCGCCAGATGTAGAAGTATAAACCACACATGCCCAAGCATTTTTTAAATCATCTATTAAATTTGTTTTTTCAATAGATGTGTGCTCTACATTTTTAATATTTTGTAATATCCAATTTAAATTCTTTTGATCTTCTTTTAACTTATCTGTATAAACAAAATGTTTATGTGATCTTATAATAATTTTTCTGTCTGTATATAATCTTATTTTTTGTACGACTTCTCTTGCCCATTCGTAACAACCTTTACCAAAAGATGAGAAACCACCGCTACCTCTATTTAAACATACCAATATATGATTACCTGTTTTACGCCAATCTTTCATTTGTAAACCTAATTCTTTTTTAACTTGATCTGTTCTTTTAAATGATGTATCATCTAAGGGTAAAAAATCTGCTTCGTGTGAGTGAATTGATCTATAAGGGTATCTACGATAAACATTTTGTATATCTTTTTCTTTTTCATAATGACCTAAAACATTACTATCTAAAAAGAATATTTGTTTATCTGTTTTTTTATCAACAATCTCTTGTCTTAAATTGTGACTTTTAGAATTTATATCATTTGATTTATAAGAAAATATAAAACTATAATCTGATGGTGTAAAAAAATTATCATCACAATAATTAACTTTTATTCCATGTTTCTCAGCACCTTTACCAAATGCTAATAACTTATCTACTTTACTACCACTTGTGGTTTTTAAATAGATATTTAAAGTTTTCATTATTCTAAATTAATTTTATTTGAATCTTCGTACATATCAAACCACTCGTTTGAATAATCACAATCTTTATACTTTTTAAAATATGGTCCACCGTTTGTATAGTGTACTAACTTTGCACTATGATTATATTGATACTCACCAATTAAATGATTCCATTCTACATCTATATTACCAATTAGCTCTTCTCTTTCTAACCATTTAAATTGATGTAGTTCTAAACCTGTGGCACTATTAACATAATCAGGTGTTAATGCTGTACATTTAGAATTATTAAATATCATCATACTAGACCAGTTCTTTTTAGGATATGTTGTTTGTGGTTGATTTAAAAATTTAATTGTACTATTAGGTGTGTAATCGTGTTGTACACATTGAACAGCATATTTGGTAGTTCTTTGTCGCCACAATAATGATATATCATCACGAGCTAACATATCACAATCTATAAAGATAGCGTGACCAGAATAGTTACAAAGATATGGTACAAGAAATCTACTAAAAGCAAATTCTGTTGATTGTATTTTTACTCTTTCTCTAACAAATATGTCTTTTATGTTTTGTAATCGTATTGGAGTTATAGAGATAGGTTGTGTTGAGTGTTTTAATAAACTATGACTTAATGTACTAAACGCTACCTTTTCGTTATCATCATATCCTATAAAAATTTTAATCATATCAAATCTCCGTGGTCTCTCATTTGTTGCCTAATTTTAGTTGCAGAAATCTTTTGTGTTTCTTTGTCTAATACTATTTCTTCTATTTTATAACCAACACCTCTACCATAACATATGTTTGTGATATTTGGTACTAATATAATTTTAAACTTACCTTTATACTTTGGGTTAAGTTTTTCTTCTATATTCTTCTTAACAGTTTCAAAGTCAAATGGATTATCACCAACACCTTGTATATCTCTTACCATAATCAATACTTGTTCAGCTCTTTTCAGAGTTTCTTCAAATAATTTTTGATGACCTGCATGCCAAGGTTGCCATCTACCTAACATCTGTGCTGTTGGTTTTTTATTGTCCCAATTGATCATATATATCCTGTTTAATTAAATAAGCCCACATATCAGCATCAAAGTGTCTGACTATAAAATCTGGATTCTTAGGAGCTTCAAACATTTTGTTTGTATCTTCAAATCTACCCTCTTTTATTGTGTCCATCCATATAACATAGTCAGCATTAAAGTCTGCTCTAGTTTGTTTTGTTGGACACACAAAGTCTGCTATAACATTTCTATTTTCATCTAATGCTTTCTTAGCAAAAGATTTCATTCTCTCTGCTTGTCTAGTTCTACCTGCTGGTGAGAAGTCCCAATCGTCTGCCTCTTTTCTAACTTCGTCAGCGTTTAACCATACAGCGTTAAACATTGGCACAAGTAGTTTTGCGATTGTAGTCTTTCCACTACCAGGTAATCCCATTATTAATATTTTTTTTCTATTAATCACTTGCTATTTCTTTACAAGCTTCTTTGTCTGCTGGAAGACCTACTTGTTTATCGTACAACCATAAGTATGAGTAAACTACTTTATCATCTTTTATGGTACATTTTTTACCTACTGACAATCTAGGTTCTTTAACAGAACAAGCAGTTACAATTAAACTTGCAACTATGATTGTTAATATTTTTTTCATTGTTTTCCTTTTGTTTGATTTATCCATTCTGGACTTACACCAGTTATTTTTCTTTTACCTTTAGTGTGATCGTAAACAGTTCCTAATATTGATCTGACTTGTACATGCCCACCTTCATTGTCACCAATATTATTATTTGTTACTTTCATATTCTGTTCAAAAATTTTTCTAACATAATCCCAAATATAACTATCGTGGTATTCACTTAAACTATATATCTCATCATCATCATACATCTTTTTCATATGACTAGCATAGTTTCTTGTTTGATCATGTTGCATATTAAAATATAAAAAACCACACTCACTGTAATGGTTACCACGACCTAGATAACTCATCATACAATCGTCTTTGTGAATATGTTTTTTAATCCAATCTACATCTATTGATTTGTAAAACACACTATCAGCGTCAATACAAATTAAACCATCTACATCACTCGGACAATTTTCTATGGCGTGTGTATATGCATAAACTTTATATGAAAATCTTACACCATCTTGCTTAAATGATGCTACCTCTCTATGTTTATTTCTCTCTATGAATTTTTTAAGATTAGGTATCTTATCAAACATATCCTCATCTTCATTATAAACAACTAAATCAAAAGGCCATTGATATGTTTCTTTAAACCTATGTGCGTATTCTTCGTATAACTTATTGTTCCAACTAGTGACCACTTGAATTTTCATAACCAACTTTTGCTATATAATAACTATCTATAATATCTGTAACTGGATTGTTTAATTTTTCTGTCTCAAAGGTTTCTAATAAATCAACACCTGTATGTTTAGTAAAACTCTCATACATGAATTGTTTATCAGCATTACCTTTACCAGATGCACCTTTCTTAACCACACTAGGTACCACAGTATCATATGGATATTTCTTTTCTTGTAATCTATATTTTAGTATACCACAGTTTTCTGCTATCTGAAAAACTGCTTGACCTTTAGAGCCAAATGAATAACCTTCTATAAATGTTTTGTATGGACCTGTTAAGTCTATTGGTGTTGCTGGTGTGATGTGTGTAAGTAGATTAATAACCCAATCTGATATTTGAGTAAACCTTTCAATGGGATCCGTCCATAATTTATGTTCATAACCTATAATGTTCTTACGCATATTACCAATGTATTTTTTCTTATTAGTAAGGTAGTAAAAATAAGAGTTTTCAAATTTAAAATCCTGTGTAACACACACAGCAGGACTAGTTAAACTATAATCAATTCCAACTATCGTCTGTTGCTTCTTCTGGTATTTCATGCTCTTGACCATCTTCCTCTGTTTCTACTTCAAATCCACAGAACGGACAAGTCAAGGGTTGTAAATCTTGTTCTTCTTCGTCCCATACTATGGTATATTTAGTAGTACAGTTAGAACACTTTTTTAGAGCTTTTTCCATTATAGTTTAAATTTTTTAAATTGATCTTTCTTAACATCTTGTTTTATTCCACCAATAACATAACTTTCTATTTCAGTTTCTTGTGGAGCATTTTGTGTACCTTTACTGTTTAACCAATGATCTATCCAAGGTAATGGATTAGTCTTTTGGTCATACGCAGGTGTTAAACCAATAGCTTTCATTCTTCTATTAGCCATATACTCTACAAATTGATGTAATAATTTTTCTGATAAACCTATCATAGAGCCTTGAGAGAAAAGGTATGTTGCCCATCTTTTCTCTTGTTGTACTGCTTCATCATACATTGTATAGACTTCTTTCTCTGTATCTTTAATCACTTTGTCCATTATCTTATCTCTTTCAATGTCTCTATAATTGTTTATTATTCTTTGTGAAACTGCTAAGTGCTGACTTTCGTCTCTTGCAATAAACGAAATAATCTTTGCTGATCCTTCTAATAATTTAAGTTCACCAAAAGCAAAACTACAAGCAAACGATACATAAAATCTTAAACCCTCTAGTATGTTTACTGTTACTAATGCTTTCCATAATTTTTTCTTTAACTCGTATTCATCAACTTTTGATCTATCTAAATGCCATTTATGACCTATTGAAATTAAATCATCATAACATTGTGTTACTGATTGAGCTCTTTTTTCTATCTTCTCGTCTTTAATAATGGTGTCAAATATTTCACTAGGGTCAGAGTATAAGTTTTTAATAATGTAAGTATAACTTCTACTATGAATTGTTTCCATAAAATCCCAAGTAACAATACAGCCTTCTAGTTCTGGTAATGAACAGAAAGGTAAAAATGCTAGACAAGGACCACGACCTTGTACACTATCTAACATTGTTTGATATTTTAGATTAGATGTAAATATAGATTTCTGTTCTGGTCTTAATTCTGCATAATCGTTTCTATCTTTTTGTAAAGATACTTCTTCTGGTCGCCAGAAATAACCTAATTGTTGTTGTGTCAATTTATCGAAGATAGGATACTTCATTGTATCATATCTTTGTACAGCCAAGTCCTCACCAAAGAACATTGGTTGTTTTAAAAAACTAACATCTTTTCCTTTATTAAAAACGCTTCTTGCCATTTCTATTTCTTTTCCTCTACTCCGTAAAAAAATTCGTCATCATCACCAAAAGTTATCTTCTGTTTATCTTCAACAGAATACTCAATAGATGATACTTTAAAGTCAGGAAACTTTAATTGTTTCGGGCTATAAGACTTATCATAAATTAACATACGATTATTTGGTTGTGCCGCAAAATAACCATTATCTAATTTTATAATGTTAAATGATTTGTGCTGTGTCGGTAGCTCACTGAATGTAGTATTTAGTAAATTGCTATCCGCATGACAACTATCTATCGTAAACATATATGTGCCTTCGTGCCACACCTTACTTGGACTATAATATTTTGCTCTTTGTCCTTTTAAAAATCTTTTTTCTAATACAGATATATGATAACTAAAACAATCCCATAATTCTAATTCTTCTAATTTTATTTCGCCTTCATAATCTTTCTTCCATACAAAAGCTGATAATGGAAGTTTATCATATACTGCGCCATACTCTGGTAAGTAAGTTTCAAAGTATAATGCTCTACCTTGTATTGATTTAACAGATACCCATAGACCATCCACTAATTCGCCGTGGCCTTTTTCTAAATCGTACAGATACTCTTTCTTAACATATAACTCTATTGGTGGTAAGTTAGCTTGTAAAAACATTATATAGTACACGAGTCACAGTTCTCGTCCTCCTCTTTTGGTTTATCTTCTTCAGGAACATTATCAACAAACCCTATTGGGTGAGCAGGTTCGTCTATGTCTTTTTTAGCGTCATAAGTGTTTTGATAATAAGAAGTCTTCCAACCTAACTTGTATGTTGTCAATAAGTCTTGTGCCATCTGTGATAATGGTACTTGGTTATCTTCAAAATGATCTGGATTGTATGACCAGTTTCCACTAATCGCTTGATCAAAATACTTTTGCATTACTGCCACTATGTTAATGTAACCTTCATTTGATTTCATATCCCATAGTAAAGTATAGTTTGATTTTAATTTTTTGTAATCTGGTACCACTTGTTTTAATGGTCCTTTCTTACTTTTCTTAACACTTAAATAATCTCTAGGTGGCTCAATGCCGTTTGTAGCATTTGAGACCACACTAGAGGATTCTGATGGCATTTGAGCAGAGAGTGTGCTATGTCGAAGTCCGTGCTCTTTTATTTCTTTCCTTAACCACTCCCAATCATAAGTTAGATTTCTGGTTACAACCTCGTCTACCTCTTTCTTGTAAGTGTCTATCGGTAAGATACCATCGGAATATTTTGTTCTATTAAAGTATTCGCATTGACCTTTTTCTTTTGCTAGTTCACTACTTGCCTTTAATAGATAGAATTGAAACGCCTCTGTTAGTTTATCAACTTGACGCCAACCTAATTTTTGTTCATATGAATAACCTTTTCTAGCTAGATAATGAGCAAGACCTATATAACCTATACCTAAACTTCTTCTAGCTTTTGTAGATATTTCTGCTGCCTTTACAGGATACTTTTGATGATCTATTATTTCGTCTAAACTTCTTACAGCTAAATCGCATAGTTCTTCTAGTTCGTCTCTCTTGTCAATCTTTCCAACATTGATGGCTGATAGAATACAAAGGGCTATTTCACCTTCGCCATCTATGTGTTGGATAGGATCAGTAGGGAGTGTAATTTCTTGGCATAAGTTTGACATTCTAACCAAATCTTTAAATGATGAGTGAGAATTACAGTGATCTATATTCATAATATAAATTCTACCTGTCTCTGCTCTTTCTTTTAGTATGTCAAAAAATAATTCTTGTGCTGCTATTTTAATTCTTTTAATACTTGTTTTTCTTTCTGCCTTAATATACAAGTCATCAAATTCAGGTGTACCCCAAGCCTCATATAAATCTGGTACTTCATGTGGTGAGAATAAAGTTATATCTTCTTCATTAATAAATCTCTCATAAAATATTTTTGATATTTGTACAGAGTAATCTAATTTTCTAACTCTGTTATCTTCACTACCTTTATTATTTTTTAGTACGATTATATCTTCTATCTCTTGGTGCCAAATTGGAAAGTGTACAGTCGCACTACCACCTCTTACACCATTTTGTGTACAACATTTTACAGTCGCTTCAAACTTTTTAAGAAATGGTATAACACCTGTGTGTTGTACTTCGCCACCTCTAATTCTAGCATTGATACCTCTTATTCTACCAGCGTTAATACCAATACCAGCTCTTTGAGCAACATATCTACCTATCGCCATATCGCCAGAAAATATACTTGGTAGTGTATCATCTATATCCACAAGCACGCAAGAAGCATACTGTTTAAGAGGAGTACGAACCCCAGCCATAACAGGTGTTGGAATATTGATTTTAAAGTTTGAAATAGCATCGTAATATTTTTTAACATAGGTCATTCTTTTTTCTTTTGAATAATCTGCGAATACGGTAGCAGAGATCATCATATACATAAATTGTGGTGTTTCAAATATCTGACCATTACTTCTATCTTGTACTAGGTATTTGTCAATAACTTGTCTTAATCCAGCGTATGTAAAAGTATAATCTCTTTCATGGTTAATCCAGTTTTCCATTCTGTCAAAATCTTTTCTTTGGTATTTTTCTAATAACTGTTTATCGTAAACACCTTTTTCAACAGCTTTCTTAACATGATCAAATATGTGGGGGTGGTCCCATAGTCTACCTATAACTTGTTTTCTTAAGCTGTAAAGCAATAGTCTTGCCGCAACATATTGATAGTTAGGAGACTCTAAAGAGATTAAATCTGAGGCTGACTTGATTAATATTTGTTGAATATCGTTTGTTGTGATGTCATTATAAAATTGTAAACCACTATTCATTTCTACTTGCGAGGCTGATACACCACTTACATCTTCACACGCATACTCTACCATTTCGTGTATCTTTTCAATGTTAAGTGGTTCTTTACCACGACCATTTCTTTTCACCACATTTATGACATCAGCCATAGTATTCCCCCTATTTTGTTTCTGTATATTCAGCATCTATGACATCATCATCTTTTTTAACTTCTTCTTTTTTATCTTCTTCTTTAGGTTGCGCATAAATCTTTTCTGCGATTTTATGAGACGCATCTAATAAATCTGAAGTCTTTTTCTTAATGTCATCAATGTTATTTGATTTGATTGCTTCTTCTAATTGTTTTATCTTGTCTTCTATATCTGCTATTTCTTCTTTTGATAATTTATCTTTGGCACTTTCCATTACCTTTTTAACACTATTGATTGTAGCATCAGCTTGGTTTCTTATATCAACTTCTTCTTTTTTCTTCTCGTCAGCTTCTTTATTTGCCTCAGCATCTTTTATCATCTTGTTTATTTCTTCATCACTTAATCCACTAGATGAATTAATTTGTATCTGTTGTTCTTTACCAGTTCCTTTATCTTTCGCTGATACTTTTACAATACCATTAGCGTCAATATCAAAAGTCACTTCTATTTTTGGTACACCTTTTGGTGCTGGTGGTATACCTACCAGATCAAAATTACCTAATAGTTTATTATCCGCTGCCATTGATCTCTCGCCTTGGAAAACTCTAATTGATACTGCAGATTGGTTATTATCAGCAGTAGAAAATGTTTGAGATTTATTACAAGGTATCGTGGTATTCTTATCTATTAGTTTTGTAAACACTCCACCAAGAGTTTCCAATCCTAGTGATAGTGGTGTCACATCTAATAACAGAACATCTTTTACATCACCTTGTAAAACACCAGCTTGAACTGCTGCGCCCATCGCAACTACCTCATCTGGATTTACACTTTTGTTTGGTTCTCTACCAAAGAAGTTTTTTACAACTTCTATAACCTTAGGCATTCTAGTCATACCACCGACTAAAATTACATCTGTTATATCTGATACTTTTAGTTCTGCATCTTTGATAGCAGTCTCGCATGGTTTTATAGTTTTCTGTATAAGGCTCTCTACTAAAGCTTCTAACTTCGCTCTAGTCATTTTAATATTAAGATGTTTAGGGCCTGACTTGTCTGCTGTGATAAATGGTAAATTTATGTCTGTCTGTATCGCTGATGATAGCTCTACCTTTGCCTTCTCTGCTGACTCTCTAATTCTTTGTAGTGCTAGTTTGTCTTCTTTTAAATCTATGCCACTATCTTTTTTAAACTCATCTATTAGATAGTTTGTAATAACACTATCAAAATCTTCGCCACCTAAAGCTGTATCACCATTTGTTGATTTAACTTCAAACACACCATCGCCTATTTCTAATATTGATACATCAAAAGTACCACCACCTAGATCGTATACAGCGATGTTACCAGTCTTCTTTTTATCTAAACCATATGCCAATGACGCAGCAGTAGGTTCATTTACAATTCTTTCTACTTCTAGTCCAGCAATCTTACCTGCGTCTTTTGTTGCTTGTCTTTGTGAGTCATTAAAATATGCTGGTACAGTGATTACTGCTTTCTTAACTTCTGATCCTAGATATTTTTCAGCTGTTTCTTTCATCTTTTGTAAGATAAATGCTGAAATTTGTGATGGTGAGTATTTTTTACTTTTAGCTTCTACCCAAGCGTCACCATTATCTGCCTTAATAATATTATATGGTATTGTTTTTATTTCTCTTTGAATATTATTGTCATCAAAGTTTCTACCTATTAATCTTTTTACAGCAAAGATTGTATTTTGTGAGTTTGTAACTGCTTGTCTTCTAGCTGGTTGTCCAACTAAAGTCTCATCACTAAATGCTACAACAGATGGAGTAGTTCTATTACCTTCTAAATTTTCAATTACTTTTGCTTGTGTTCCTTCCATTATAGAAACGCAAGAGTTCGTGGTTCCTAAATCAATTCCAATTATCTTATCAGACATTCTTATACCTTTTTATATTCATTTAATTTTGTTAATGCAGATAGCTTTGAGTAAGTGTGTTTATGTATAATATCAGAAACTTCAGCTTTTGTCAACCCTGATATAATCATATCATTAATGTCCTTATGTCGCATATCATCAGGCCACACTACTAGGTTGTAATCTTTTTCAACTACACCGTACATTCGTTTTACAATTTCTTTATTCCTAGGTTCGTTATCAAATATATATGTAACTTGATCGTTAGGAATTTTATTTTTTAATACTAAATCAGCTCCAGCAGCAGAAAGACAATTATTAATAAAAAAACTATCAAGTGGGCCTTCTGTGATGAAGATAGGTCGTTGAAAAGAAACTCTTTCCAAGCCAAATACTTTTTGTTTATTTTCATCTAATTTTACCGTTAAATATTTTGGTTGCTCTTTACCGAATGCACGACCTTGAAAAGCAAACAGCTTTCCAGTAGTGTCATAAAATGGTATAATAAGTCTAGGATGGTCTTTAGTTTTATATGTATTTGGTTTTACTTTATTAACTAACTGACCAAACTTATCACAAAAAAATAACTTATCGTAAAATTCACTAGGTATCTTTCTACCTATTACATATTGTTTTGCAGGGTGTTTATCATCTAGTTGTTTTATACTTTCCAATTTATCAAGTATAGTTGTATCTTCAAACGCAGGTTTGAAATCAAACTGAGGCCTCGGTGTCGCTGGTGCCCCTTTCTTATATCTCTCTAAAAGATATTCAGAATACATTTTAGGATCAACAAACTTGATAAAGTTAGCAAGATTTTGACCCATGCCACAATTGTGACATTTGAAGAACATATCATTTTTTACTCTATAAAGATATGCTCTAGCTTTTAATTTTGATTTTTTAGAGTCACCACAATGTGGGCATCTAAAATTAAACAGGTAATCATTTTTCTGTTTAAATTGGGGTAAACGACTCTTTAAATTAGAGATATATTTTAAATCTATATAACTTGACATAACACACCCTCACTATACTACATAATATCGCTTTTGTCAACCCTAAGCGCCGTTCATCATGTGCATTATTGGCATAAAGTTCTTTGATAAAATCCACCCTATGACAATCGCCCCACCTATGATAATCCACCTGTATTTTTCTAAAACGCCAACTCTAGCGCCTATATCGTTCTTTAATGACTTGATTTCAATGAGTAGTCTCTTTTCACTTAGTTCCACATCTTTTTTTAACTCTCTATATACATCACCTATTTCATCTGCTCTATCTTTCAATTTGTCAAATATCACTTCATCTATCTTTTCTTGTCTCGCTATCTTTTCTTCATGTACTGCAAGCATAGATTTGATTGATGTAGATACATCTGTTAACTTATCAATAGCAGTGTCTATTCTACCATTGATAGTATTTACATTTTCAATATCTTTTCTTAATGATTCAATATCTACTTTTATTTCTGTTGTATCTGCCATAGTTCTATCTAGTTAAAGACGGTTATAATGAGCTTAAGTTCCCCTTATGGGTCATATGCATTTAAAGCATTAATTGATATATTAGCTCTATTATATTTATTTTTATGTGGAAGTCAAGTCTCTTACGCTACCTGTTGGTACCGTTTGATTGTATTTAGTCTTTTTAGCTTCCATAGTTTTATAAATGTTCTTTTCCTTCTTCGTAATTTTTGTTTCTTAATTTTGAGCCAATGTAAATTGAGTAAATATAGTTTGAGTTTTTTTTCATTTCTTATTATCCTTTTTGCTATTAGTCTGATCTTTCTCTTTTGAAGTAAGGTCATAACCCTCCATTAAGTTTGCTACTGGTTTATAGATTGTCACTAACTCCTTTTTACCTTTCACAAATATTCTATCTAGTTCTTCTGATTCAACTTCTCTTAATTCGTCTTTTGTATATGAAGAATAAATCAAAGGAGCAACATTACCATTATCATCTTTATAGTTTCTTGTAGCAGCTTCAAGTCTAGCTGCCAAGTTTACAGCGTCACCTATTACAGAATAATCAAGTCGGTTTTCACTACCCATATTACCGACAATACAAGTTCCAGTATTTACACCAGAGCCTATATTAATATCTGGTAGACCTTTTTCTTTAAATTCTTTCTTTAACTTTTGTGTTTCTATTGCACATTCTATTCCTGTCTTTACAGCCATCTCTGCGTGATTACGACAATCAAGTGGCGCATTCCAAAATGCCATAATACAATCGCCCATATACTTGTCAATCGTTCCACCATTCTTCATTACTATTTTACTCATACGATTTAAGTAATCATTTATCACATTGACCAAACCCTCTGGGTCATCTTTGTTTTTATAGTATTCAGATATAGGTGTAAATCCTACAATATCCATAAACAAAAATGACATATCTTTTCTTTCACCACCAAGTTTTAATTTTTCAGGATTCTTTACAAGTATAGCAACTTGTCTAGGATCCAAATACTTCTCAAACTGTTTTCTTATTTGTTGTTTTAATCTATTTTCTCTAGCAAAGTTATTGTATATTAAGTGTGTCCATACAATAGTTATTATGATTGCGATAAATGACCAATCTGTAATTATCATTTTACTATGCCATAGATAACCAGCAGATAAAGCAATATCAACATATGCACCAAATAGTAATATAGCTGACCATAATAATCCTACTCTAGGTATAATTAATACAAATGCAAGTAGACCTAATATCAATCCTATCCACTCTAATTTAGGCAACCAATCAGGTCTTGTTATATACTTACCTGATAGTAAAGTTTCAGTTGACATTGCCATTATATCATGTGGATTTTTTAAACCATCAGGTGTTAATACAAATGTTGAGCCTGTAAATGTAGCACCTATGAATACAATCTTACCTTTAACAGATGACCAATCTAAATCAGCGTGATTTAACCTAGGTATTTGATGTCTAAAATCTATCCATACATCATCTATTTTAGGTAATGGAAATTTTATTACATTCATTATAACACTTGGTACAGAATTGTCAAGTGGTAATTTTCTAATAGTACCATCAACATCAATAGGTACTTCTACATCACCTACACCTAATACTTTTCTTTTTATACTAATGAGATTTTTTGCGTCTTTAGTTTCTGTTAAAATAACAGGATACTTTGAGATCATTTTCAAAAACATTTCATCACCACCTAGTCTATCTTTATGTACAAAAACTACATTTAAAAAAACTAAAGCAGCACCATTTTGATATGCTTTTATTATAGCACGACCTAATTGATCTCTCTTCCAAGGCCATTGACCATATACACCTAAAGAGTCATCTGATATATCTATTAATACTAAACTTTTTGATTGATAATTATTACCAAACTTCTGGTATAAATCAAATGTTTTTAATTGTAGAGTTTGTAAAGGTATAGGATTATATACTTTTAATGATAATAATATAATTACACTTAACAATACTGCCCAAGTGGAAGTTAATTTCTTCATAGATTTATTTAGTCTGTCTGTATAATGGTGATCTTAGCGCCGTTAGAGCCCGCTATAACTGATTGTGTTTCTTGTTCCTGTATAACCATTACATCAAAATTTTGTATGGCATCATTACCACTATTTACACCACTGCCACCTGTGTGTATGTGAAAAGTATGTCCTTCGTGTGTTCTTGTAAATGAACGGAAATTATTATCACCTGTTTCTACATCAACATCTGCTGTATTGTTTAGTGTAGAATATCTACCTGTTCTAGTGACAGAATCAGATACACCATTTGTCGTTGTGGTAATTGTTTGTGTTATCTCACCAGTTTCATAATTAATTTTTTCACCACTTGCTTTTACTTTAACATTAGCTTCGCTGTTATCTACCCAAGTTGTACCACACGATTGATTAGCAACGTCCCAATAATAACCAAAGTATATACAATCTGCCTCAAATGTAATACCTGCTAGCCATTCTGTTTCCCATTGATCTTCGGTAAGTAGATCATCTTCAAAAGCATATTCTTCTTCTAGTGATACTTCTTCATAAGTAGATTCCCAGTTATCATAATAGTCAGAATAATACCATTCATCAAAATTTTTCCACCATATATCCCAATCGTCCCAAGACCAATCTTTAATATATTTGTCTTTTAGTTCTGGTATAGTCCAAGGTTTAGGTGCCTCTTTCATATCCATATCATACCAAGATAGGTGTACTTCTTCAAATAGTTTTTTACTTTCAGAGTTCCATTTATCGTACTTTGTATTTAAATCCCAATCACCTTGTGCCCACTTATTATTATTCTCAATGTAAGCTGCGTCACACCAACTAGCTTCTTTACACCAATCTTCTTCACCTGTAATTAAGAAAGGACCATCTTCTTCTTCATAATAATTATAATTATCCCAATCTATATCTTCGTAATCGTCATCTTCTTTTAGAGAAGTATTATCTTCAACATCTTCAAATACATCATCTGTAA